AGATAGCCGTCCAGCCGCCTTCTCACCGCATCCACGGTTTCCCATGCGGTAGCCGCAGACGATGCCCAGGCCGCGATTTGGATGCGCGGGCGAGGCAGCTGGTCCGGCCCATCGTGGGCGTGCAGCCGGCGCGTGTCGATGCGCTGATAGACCAGCGCCGGCAGCGTCGGGTTTTGCGGCAGATGTTGCGGGTACATGCGCGTGCCCACAAGCGCCGCTACCTCTGCATCCGCCAGCGTGTAGGCGCGCAGCTCGGTTTCTATCGTCATGCGCGGATACTCTCAACAAACGCCGCCACCGTTTCGCGCACGGCGTCCACTATCTCGCGCCCATGCTCGTCAATCGCAGGCCGCATGTAGGGCTGGGCGGCCATGCGCGATACGCCGAACTCTACGAACTCCGCATAGTCGGTGTGCGGCGCGATGATGGCCAGCACCGGCGTCACCTCGTCAACCTGGATCGAATTGCGCAGGAAGCCGGTATCGACCGGGCAGGCAAGCTTGGCGTAGGTTTCCACCACGCGCGCCCCCGCCTCCAGGCCGTCTGCCTGCGCCTGGCGGCGCTCGCGCCCCGCCAGCCTAGCCAGGTTGCGCGCCAGTACGTCGCCGCCGCGCACCGTCATGCTGATTGCAGGCATCTAGCGCACCTCCACTAAGCGCAGCGTGTAGCCGGTCGGCCCGCGCTGCGGGTAGCCGTCGATATGGTAGGCCAGGGGCGGGACTAGGGGCTCGCCGTTGCGATGCGTCACCGTCACGGCGTCCTCCTCATTCAACCCCTCGCCATCCTCCAGCGCCAGCCGCAGCATGGCCGAAACGGTGACAATGTTACCGCCGGGCCGCTGCGCCTCGCGCGCCGCCTGCCCGCCGGTCACGTCCAGCCCGCACGGAACGCCGGCGCGTTCGATCCACGTTTCTACTTCCTCGCCGTAATCATCCTGCCCGACGGTCAACACGCGCAAGGTGCAGGTATCCATCATGGCCCCACCCTGTACCCCGCGCATGGCGGCCAGTTCGGCCGGTGTGAAGGCGAGCATCAGCCTACCCCCGCCGCAGCCTGTTCCGCCGCCTGCTCTATGTCCCAATCATACGGATCATCGACATAGCGCACCGTCCCGATCTCCAGCCCATAGTTCGGGGTGTAGGCAAACGCAGCCGTTTCGGCGTTCGTTAGCAGAGTAGCCAACTGCGCCATCACCTGGCTGCGCTTGTAATCCCCGCCGTCCGCGCTGAAATCGTAGTAGGTGGCCGCCGTTGTCTGCGCCACGCCCAGCGCCGCCACTTTGGCCAGCGCCCGCAGCTTTTTCAGGTCGGTAGCGGCGGCAATGTCCGTTACGCCGTAGGCCTGCACGACATCGTTCACCGCCTCATACATGGCTTCTTCCAAAAGCCCTAGCGTTGGCGCTATGGCCCCAAGCGACGTAACCATGTAGAAGGCCAGCGTTGCCTCGTTGTATGCGGCAGGAAGCGTCATGGTTGCCCCTCCCTAGCCACCGGCCGGAGCCTTGGCCGGTGGAGCCGATGCCCCTGTCTTGGATGGCTTCGCCTCCACCTTGGCGGGCTGGGCGGTTGGCGTGGCTTCCGGCTGCTCCGCCGTTTTCCCTTCCAAGAAATCAGCTATCGCTTCCAGCTGAAACAATCGTTGCAGATTCGGGTTACGGTTCGCAACGTCAAGGCTGCTGGTATCTTTCCCCTCAGCCAACGCCCGCCCCTTGATTGCCAGCAGAACGCGGTTCCACGCCTGCGCCTCTCTTACCGCTTGGGTGTGTGGCTTCATGCTACCCCCTAGATCGGCGCCTGGTAGTTAACAGGTATGCTATAGCTGCCGCTGCCGACAAGTTGAACCACAGCGCCCACGCGATTCTGTGCGCCGAAGCCGGCAACCCTCAAATACTGCGATTCGTAGAACGGGTAATCGTTGCGTTCGGCGACACGGTTGAAGCCGCGCAAACTGGTTTCCTGTTCCTCGCGCATACCGATCGGGCGCGGCCCGCCGGTCATGGTTCCGATCAGATAGTTGGCCGGCAGCGCCTTCCACTCGGCCAGCCATACGCCCGCCTCGTGGTAGCCGAAGATTGTTCCAGGAATCGGAACGTTGAGCGAGCCGGATACAACGGTGGTTGCTGAGCCGGTGGTCAAGTTGGGGTCACCCATCGGGTAGAACCCTGCGAGCGCCTCGGTAGCCGCCTTGTTGCTGGTAGGCACGAAGACAACCACGTCGCCGCTGTTCTCGGCGTGCTCCGACAGTTCGGTGTAGATGGCCGGGAACGGGTCGCTGGCGTCAAGGATTGCGCCGGCTTGCGCCAGGTAGTGTGTATCCGTCGTGCCGGCGTCCGTGCCCGCAGAAATCAGGTACGTGTCGGTGTCGCCGTTGGCCAGCGGCTTGATGGTCAGGTCGCCGTGCTCCGGATCGGCAAACGTATAGTTCACGTTGGTGAACAGGGCCGACAGGATACGGTCACGCAGCCAGCGTTTGTCTGCCGAGGTGAGGGTAGCCATCGTGTTATTGGCATCCTCGACGGTCATTTTCTTGGAGGCGTAGTAGGTTTGCCCCCAGGCAATGCCGCCCATCTGCAGCGGGAACGCAATGTCATAGTAGCCAGCCACCTTGATCGGCCGCGCCCGCCCGTTCTCGTCAAGGGGTTGGAGGCTTGCGGCCCCCGGCGTCTTGTAACGAAGTTTGTACTGTGTCGTACCGTCCACAAACAGCGACATCAGGCTGTTAAGCTGCCGGTTGTGCTCGGTGACGGTTTCGTCAATCGCCGCATTCACAACCGGAACGCCCACATCCTCAACGCGCTGCGAGAAAACATCCTTGAGGTTCATGAAACCGTACAAAATTGCGCCGCTCATGATTAGCCTCCCACTTCGACCGAGAACAATTTATCAAAGACGGTCCCCAAAGTGGTGGATGTTCCAGGCATCACACGCCCGATGACGGTGCTCACCGTTCCGGCCGCCGTACCGATACGCCCATCAGTGTCATTCAGATAGACAGCCGCATCGTAGGCCATTGCCGCCATCGCCCAGCCGTCCATGACACCCTTGCGGATTGCCGTTACCGCGCCGCCGGCCGGGACCGTGCGCGTGGCAATGCCGTAGATGCGCGCCTCGGCTGCGGTCGTACCGTTCGCCTTCGTAAACTTGCCGTTCGTGACATCGATGCGCACCGCCATCCCCGCCGTGATTGCTTCCGCAGCCGGCAAGGTAGCTTGAATGATGCTCTCGACAACCTCCACGCGGTCGGCAGTGGTCAAAGCGATTTCATTCGCCATTGTTCTGCTCCTAGTTGGTTACAATTCCCGATACTGTTGCAGCGCAACCTCGCGGCGTTGTGCGTCTTGCTGCGCTGCGTCCAAGCCGCCTTGTGCGCGAGGTGTAGCCGGTACACCGTTCGGTTTGGGCGGTACTTCTGCCTTGGCTGTGAGTGCGGCCACTAGCGCGCGGCCCTTGTTCACAGCGTCGGCCAGCACGCTTACATCAGCATCTTCACCGGGAAGCAACGCCTTCACTTCTGCCGGCCACTTGGCAACCTCCGCAGTCAGTGCGGCGCGCTGCTGGTTGGCGAGCGTTTCGTAACGCTCTTTGTACGGCTTGTAGTCGTCACGTTCCTTGGCTCGTTGCTCGGCCAGCTCCTGCCACTTTTTTTCGTCGGCAAGGCGCTTTTCTTCGGCCTGCGTGCGCTCGTCGTCTACGCGCTTGCGGTTGCGTTCCGCTTCCTTGCGCGTATCCTTGATTAGCTTCTGCGCCCATTCGGGCAGGTCTTCCACCCGGTCGGGCTGTGCAATGTTGCCGTTTGGCGTCTCACCATCGGGCGGGGTCGTAGGAGCAGCCGGCGTCAAGTCGGCGGCGGGGTTTGGGGCAGATGCCTGATCTGCATTTGTTGTCATTTGTCTGCCCTCCAGGGGCAAAAGAAAAAGCGCAGATTCCCCGACGCTCATTGCGTTTCGGAAAATCTGCGCTCGATGCGCTACTTATGTAATTGCTGCCTGTTATCTTACTCTACACTTAACCTTACGTCAACAGGTTCGCTCCTGTCGTGCGGCGGCGGTAGTTCAACCGTCATCGTTTCGCCGCGATGGAACAGGCGCAGCACATGGCAGGCAGGGTCATAGGTGGCGAGCAGCCGGTTACGGTCGTTTCCCGCCCGTATCTCGATGATTGTCACCGTCCGTATGATGCCAACTATTGCCGCCATCATCACCCCCCTAGCCCCGGCAAATCCTGCACGCGCGTCGGAATCAGCGAGCCGCCCCAAACATCATCCCATTTCCTTGTAACCATGTCATCTAGACTTGCCTTCCCACTGTTCCACAGCGAGTACCGTGTTGGCCCCAAAATGGTTTTTTGCGTTGCCGCCGGCTGCGCACGGAACCATTCGGGGCCGGTTTCGTAAACTGTCGGCGGTACGTTCCGCAAATTTGGGATAAGCGTGCATCTGCAATTCACGTGACTATCGAAACCGTACCCCACAGGATAGGTGCGCCCATCGGCAAATAAACAGCCTGCACATGTTCTAGAATCTCTGGCACTAAGACGCGTATATGAGGATATAACCCTACTTGATTCATATTGCGCCAAGGTCGCAGATCGATAAGCCCTGAGCGATTCACTCCTCGCAATCGCCTGCATACGCGTAAAGCTCCGCCCCAATCCCAATCTGATCGCCTCCTGCGCCACCGCCAGCGGCCCCTTGCCCAGCGCCACGCCGCGCACCAACACTTCCCCCAGCGCATCACCGGCCCCGCGGCTGGCATCCTCAAGAACAGAACGCAGCGGAGTCCCGTTTCCCGCCATGCCTATCATCTCGTCCACCACGCGCCTTGGCAGCTTGACGAACGGAACCGCCACCTGCGCCTCCGCCGCCGCCGTGTCGATCATGGCGGCGCTGTGCTCCAATGCCGCCGCCGCCATTGCCCGCTGTCCGTCCACAATACGCGATTCCATATATGCCGAGTAACGCCGCAGTTCGTCATCTACCTGCGCGCGCAAGGCCCGATAGCGCGCCATGCGCAAAAGCTGAACTCGCGTAGCCCTATCGGGATGCAGCGCCAACTCCATAGCCAGGGCTTCAATCTCCGAGCGCAAATTGCGCTCCACCGCCAGCCACCTGATCGATGCCGCTTGCACGGCGGCCTGTTCGCGCGCAAGCAGGGCGGCACGGTGACGGATGGCGGCGTCTACGATGGCTGGGTTTGGCACGGCTACCCGCCCTCCCCTGCAGCCGGCTCGCCGCTACCCAGGCCTTCGCCCTCACCCGGCGGCTCCGGCGCATCCGGCTCATCCGGCGGCGCGGACGGATTGCGGTAGCGCTCCATAAATTGCTCAAAATCGCTGTCATCGTCCATTTCGATGCGATGGTTGACCATGCCGACAATCAGGCGCCGCACACCGTTCGATTCATCGCGAAATGACGTTACGTCTAGCCAATCGACGTGTTGTACAGGCTCCTCTAGGATAGCCGCAAGCGCGGCGGTTGCAGCCGGCTCGTCTGCGTATTCTTCGCCGCGCACCTGGTAGACGGTTTTGGTCATATTTGCTGCTCCCGTCAAAACGCGAATGACAAAACGACCAGGCTCCATCCAAGTTTCCACAAGTCCACCGGCGTCTGCACGTTTAGCGCCGATGCAATCATCAGGATTGTAGCGATAATCAGCAACACCATATCAACTGTGATAGCCATGATTCCTCCATTGTCTAAACCACTATAGCTTCCCCGCCGCCTTGTCGTTCTTGCGCGCCTGCTTGGCGGCCGCCGGCGCAAACCTGGCGGCGCGGTTGATGACGTTGGCCCGCTGCGCCTTGGTAGCCGTATGCCCGCGCAGCCTCAAGGCCGATGAAGCAGACCGGGCGTCGTGGATTGGATAGCGACCCGACCCCTTCATGCCGTACTTTCGCCGTCCGGCGGCGGTAATATTTCCCTTGGCCGTCCTAAAACCGGCCCGCCGCTTCCCTCGCTTCGCCATCGCTCACCCCCCCCCCATCCACCCCCCTCACCGCGATTCGCAGCCGATGCCGTTATGGTTGGCGTCAAAGCCCTGGCTGTCGTGGCCCACGACCGGGAAGCGACGCTGCGTAATATCGGCGCAGTTGAGCACGTCGCTAGCGCCTACAGGAATACACATAGTCGGATAGGAAATATCGCATACGTCAGGGATAGGCGTCACCGTCACCGGCTCGTCCTCAAGCGACCCATCCGGCATGGGCGGCGGCTCCGGGGTTGCCTCTGCGATAGGCTCTGGTGTTGCCTCTGCAACAGGTTCCTCTGTAGCCGTAGCCTCTGGTTCCGGCGTGACAATCTCCACCATAACCGGCGTGGGTGGAACGCCATGCACGAGTGACGGATCGGCGATGCCGCTGTAGATCACCACCGCCAAGCCTGCCAGAAAGTTAAATACCGCTTCGAAAGGCGTCATCAGAAAACCTCCCTTGCTAAACCACCGCCTCGCCCCGGTCGAACTGCCGCTGCGCCTGCCCTAATACAGCATCCGCAAACGACGCGTTATTGACCTTCTCCGTTGCGGCGTCGTCATCCATGCCGGTCAATTCATCCTCTGAAAAACCAACCCGCCTGAGCGCCGAACGCAAATTCATCCCTGCCTTTACCCACACTTCCACCTGTTTCGCCCTCTCGCTCTCGCTGGTGGTCAACACCGGCCGGTCTGCGAACATATGGTCAAGCACCCCATCCTCATACCGGCCCAAGCTTTCGTCAAAGATACCGCCGGCA